TAATATTATAGGGCAGACACAGGACACACCCCCAACTATAAATACCCACCTTCGTCCCCAACGAAAACCAATTGTTGACCCCAACAAAACGCCATGCCCCAACCAACGTCACCATGCCCTACCCCCGCAGACGCTACCGTCGGTCTTCGGCTCGTCGCCGAGTTTCTCGCCGAGCTCCAAGACGCACTAAGCGCACTTACCGACGCACTTATCGACGCCGGCGTGTTGGAGGAAGAGGAGGTCGCCGATCCCTCCTGAATGCGACTAGTCGCAAGAAGCGCAACACCATGTTGCAATTTGTTAATACGAATTCGACTTCTGGTTTGCCTGTGACGCCGGGTCCAGGCCCGTACGTTGTCGCAGGGAACCAGGGTAGCGCGTTTTCTGTCTTCACCGCCACTGCCATGGATCTTTACGCCAATGGCAATGCCAACACTATCGCCAATCAGGCCCAACGCACGTCCACAACCTGTTACGTACTTGGCTACGCCGAGAAAATTCGTATCCAAACGTCATCTGGCCTTCCTTGGTTTTGGCGTCGCATCGTTGTTCGTGTTCGGGATCCTCTTTTCGTTACCTACGCCACCAATGACACCCCGACATATTCTGCCAACATGTCTTATGTCGATACGACTACCAATGGCATGCAGCGTGCCTACATCAATCAGACCATCAACGCCGCCAACAACACTATCACCGGCGTGCAAGGTGTCTTATTTCGGGGCACCGTTGGCCGTGATTGGACGGACATCCAGACCGCTATTGTTGATACCACTCGTGTCGATCTTGTGTCAGATACTCGTATGACTATTCGCTCTGGCAACGCCAATGGAACTGTGAAGGATGTCAATATGTGGCATCCCTACCGTCGCAATCTAGTCTATGACGACGATGAGCAGGGAGAACAGGAGACAGCCAATTATGTTTCCACTGAGAGTAAACAAGGTGGTGGAGACATGCACGTCATCGATATTTTTACTCCCGGTACTGGCGCAGGTGCGTCTGATTTGTTGCAGTTGACGTCTACCTCTACTCTGTATTGGCACGAAAAATAGTTTCGTTGCATTCCACAAAAATACAATTGTCCTCCAACCATTCCACATCTTCTTGCGACATGTCGCATCGCGGATCCTTGTTGCTTAGCCATATTGATGGCTTACCCCACCGGACTAGCTTCGGGTCTCGGTACAATAATTTGACCGACACCACAGCTTGTGCTCCCATCCACTCTTTGTACGCGTGAAAAAACTTAATACCGCCTCTGATGTCATCGAACACTGCATAGTCGACTTCTTCTGCGCGGGCGCACTCAGCCCCCGAGACTAGCCCAATGCAGTAGATATGACGTCCTAGGGAACGAGCCCACAAGGTCTTCCCTGTTCGTGACTTTCCATACACACACAGAGATTTCATTCTCCGTCCTAGCAGAACTATTAGCCCGCGACCTCGAACGAAGGTGGGGCTCCCGTGAGCTTGCGAACGTGACCCAGGGATGCCGCCTTAGCGGCGCCCCACCGGAGTGACGGTCAAGACAACCACGACGCCTGTGATAAACCATGAAGTAGGGCACCCGCGGAGCCCTGCTGGGTGGAAGCGGGGGCCCCATGTGTTCATTTGGGGAGACTTACCAGTTCCTCCCAGACCGATGCCAGCCTGCGCAAGCCAATGATCTCGTCCGTCAACTTCTCCTCCAACAAAGTCAATGTTGATTGGATGGACATATTCCACCTGTCGAGGACTGAACTTCCAATCGCAGTACTTGGAAATGGCGGGGAAATGAATGACAAGAGACTTTGGGTCCAGTTCATGAACCAGTCTCCAAAACTCGTCTCGATCCTCTGCACCCGCAATCTCTCCCCACTTCTGATCAGATGTCGAATCTCCACTTCTGCGCGTGACACCGTCGGGACGCTCAAGCCCCCCAGCGACGACGTCACCGTCTTTGATCGCGTAATCCCAACCCTCGTCAGGCTTTCCCCGAGATGCTGACACATTCGGGTGCCGACCCTCACAATCGAAGATCTTAGATGATCGGGACCGGAAACGTCGTCCAAAATCAGCAAACACGTGGAGATGAGTTCCTCCATCTTCATGTAGCTCTCGTCCAATGATGCACTCAGCTCCCAGGCCTGAAAACAGGTCCAGCACGGCCCAATGGTTGAGGTCAGCGCATTGGGAGTAAGTGAAGAGTCCATAACGTGCACAAAAGTAGAATGACATTGCCGTGTCCAAAAGGTGTCTGCCCGAAAC